TTTACATACAAAGTGGTGCAAAGACTATTGCAATGTCACAAGGTGGTGATTTTATTGGTGGTGAAGGCTCTAAAATTGCCAAACTGCATCGAGATGGTCAGTTCAGTCGTAAAGTTATGAACTCTTTTTTTTGTGACGTTGATAAGCCATTTAAGTTTATGGGCAGAATTAATGAAGACGTTAACGCGTATACAGCATTAGGTAACACTGGCTCTTTAATGATTACTGTTCCTCGTATCCGTTTAGAGCAGAAGCAAACACAAGCAAATGACGGCGGTCTTACCGACATATATCTAGACCTCGGAACATACGTTAAAAGTTTTTATTCTGTTATGTATGCACCATCTTGCGTAAAAATAACTGAAATGGGTGTAACGAGTAGACGTTTACATCACATGGTTAAATGGAAGCATACGTGTCCTATGATTATTTCAGAGGAATACAAGAAGTGAAAAAAGGTAGACAAGGCGAAGGTGGTGGCAGACCAAAGGTTGAGTTTACTGAAGAGCAGATTATCGAAGTGCAAGCGTTGGCATCTGTTCTAAATAAGAAACAGTTAGCAGATTATTTCGGCATCTGCGAAAACACTTTGCGCCAAATAGAAGAAAGACAACCTGAAGTTTCTGAGGCATATAAAAAGGGCAGGGGTAAAGCTATCGCATCTGTCGGCATGAATTTAGTGCAACAGTCTAAAAAAGGTAATACAGCCGCGACTATTTTCTACCTTAAGACACAGGCCGGATGGCGAGAGACAGATATTAACGATCAAGAGATTCCTCAGATTGTAGTTAATACTTATGCAGCTGACTAAACCTCAAAGTTCCATTTACAACAACAAAGACAGATTCCGAGTTGTTGTTGCAGGCAGGCGATTCGGTAAAACATTTTTATCTACGATCGAGCTCCTAACGAAAGCAGTCACCATCAAAGACAGTAATTGTTGGTACGTAGCTCCAACCTATAAAGCCGCAAAAGAAATTGCTTGGGATATGTTGCTCTCGACTACCCCAAAAGAGTACATAGCAAAAACAAACGAAACGACTCTTACATTACATTTAATCAACGGTTCGATAATTAGCCTCAAGGGTGCTGAGAAGCCAGACAACCTACGAGGTAGATCGCTCGACTTTGTTGTAATGGATGAGTTCGCTGATATGCGACCAGAGGCATGGTTTGAAGTTATCAGACCGTCTCTATCTGATAGAATGGGCAATTGTTTATTTATTGGCACACCTAAAGGAAGGAATCATTTCTATGACCTCTGGACAAAAGGCACAGACAAAGACCAAGAGTGGTCAGCGTTCCAATACACAACGATCGAAGGCGGCCAAGTCGCAGCCGAAGAAATCGAAAGCGCAAAACGTGACCTCGACGAAAGAACCTTCAATCAAGAATACAACGCCCAGTTCGTCAACTACGCAGGAATCATCTACTACAACTTCGACAGAGCAGAAAGCATTGAAAAATGCAACGATGACAATTCAATGCTCCACATCGGCATGGACTTCAACCTTGACCCAATGTCAGCAGTGGTTGCTATTCGTGAAGGGTCGACTCTTAAAGTTTTGGACGAAATCGTAATCTACGGATCGAACACTGACGAGATAGTTGATGAGATCAAGACGCGCTACCCGAATAGGCCGATCACGGTTTACCCAGACCCCGCATCTCGACAAAGAAAAACAAGCGCAGGTGGAAGAACAGACCTTTCAATCTTGCAGAACGCAGGGTTCGCAGTCAAAGTTAGAGATAAGCACTCAGCCATTAGAGATCGAGTCAATTCAGTCAACGCCAGACTTAAATCAGCAGACGGAAAAAGACACTTAATGATCGACCCGAAATGCAAACAGGTCATTAGGTCTTTAGAAAGACAGACATACAAAGAAGGCACAAGTCAGCCAGACAAAGATAGCGGCTACGATCACATGAATGATGCTCTCGGTTACCTTGTGGACTTCCTATACCCAATTAAGAGACAATATGATATACCGCAACCGATCAGGTGGACGTAACTGTGTCGCAAGAAATTACCTATACCCATCCAGACTACGATGACTACCAAGATCAATGGGAGTTTCACCTACGTTCATATTTAGGTGGCGAGCATTACAAAGATGGACAATACCTTGTTAAATATCTCAACGAAGATAAAAACGAATACTCAAGACGCATTGATTTAACTCCAATAGATAACCACTGCGCTAATGTTGTGCATATTTACTCATCTTTTTTATGGCGTAATCCTCCGACACGCACATATAACTCTTTAGATGGCTCGCCAGTTCTTGAGCCAATGATGCGTGATGTTGATTTAGATGGTCGTTCGCTCGATTCGTTTATGAAAGAAGCGCAGATTTGGTCTTCAGTTTATGGTCACGTTTGGATTATTGTGGATAAACCCGCAAGCAATGCCGGCACTCGCGCAGAAGAATTAGATCAAGGGATACGTCCATACTTCAATCTGTATACACCAGAAAACGTATTTGATTGGCGTTGGGAGCGAACTGTCTCTGGTCGGCACAAATTAGTTTATTTAAAAGTGCGTGAAGCAATTATTAGAGAAACTGCTACTGAATCCATTGTGCATTTTAGGGTATGGACAGAAGATACTGTCGAGTTGTATGAAGTATCAAATGACACAGAACGACTTATTGAGTCAGTAGATAATCCAATAGGCATGATTCCTGCTGTACATCTTCCTGCGGCTAGAACTGTAACCAAAGGAATCGGCAAGTCTGACATAGCAGATATTGCTCTAATGCAGAAAGCAATCTATCAAGAACTATCTGAAATCGAACAGTTGATTCGCATCTCTAATCACCCAACATTAGTAAAGACATACGATACAGACGCTTCAGCAGGTGCAGGTGGCATAGTGAATATGCCTGACGAACTTGACTCTAATTTGCGTCCGTTTTTGTTGCAGCCTAATGGCGGTAATTTAACCTCTGTCATGGATAGCATTCAGAGAAAAACAGAAACGATAAATCGTATGGCGCATCTAGGAGCAGTTCGCGGAACGGATGCTGTGAAGGCTTCTGGTATTGCGCTGCAAACAGAGTTCCAGTTGTTAAACGCTCGATTGGCAGAAAAAGCTGATTTGCTACAACTTGCAGAAGAGCAGCTATGGTTCTTTGTTTGCTTATGGCAAGACACTACGCCAGACGTTGAGGTGAACTATGCAGACTCATTTGATATTCGTGACTATCCAAATGAGTTGATGTTCTTGCAACAGGCTAGAGCATCTGGTGTGCAATCACCTACATTTATGCGTGGCGTTGATAAGATGATCGTTGATTTGATTCTCGATGATGAAGAATTACATCAAGCGCATGAAGAAATCGATGCGGCAAGACAACTTGGAGACTTTAGTCCTGTGCCGACTGAAGGTCAGTAATGGCCGCAGATATTGATCATGCAAAAATCGTTGAGCGATTAGGTGATACGCATGAAAAGCGCGTTATTGGCATTCTTCAGCAATTAGAAGATGAGATTGCGGCACTTGTCATTTCAGCCCCCCAAAATGGCAAGAAATTATTCGATTTGGCTTGGGCAATACAAGCAAGACAAGATATCGAAAGAATCATACAAACAACATTCCTTACGCAGATCGATACGAACGTCAGGGATTATTCACAAGTCGTTAATTCGCTCGGCACAATGTTTACACAATACGAAGCATTTGTCGGTGTCGCACCAGAAACCATTAGTGCGTTACAGCGTATTTCGTTTCAAGGTTTCCAAGACATTGCGTCCACGTTTGCAGATGAACTCGCCAATGAGTTATATCAGAACACGCTTACGGGTCGCCCGGTTGCAGAATCAGTTAAAAGCGTTCGCCAAAAAATCAATGGCGTTTACATTCAGTCAGATCAAACAGAAATACAACGATTGGTTGATATTGCGAACTCCGACAGCGCAGGTGCAGAAGATGCGGTTAAAGAACTGCACCGAATATACGCTGCCGACAGGAGTGGAAACAACATGCGGAGATATGCAACGCAGATGGTGCATGATTCGCTAATGCAGTTTGACGCTTCAATTAATGTTGCGGCAGGACAAGAAATTGGCGCAGAGCGATGGAAGTATTTCGGTTCTGTAATTCGTGACAGTAGAGAATGGTGTAAGCGCCATGCAGGTAAAACTTATACAGAAGAAGAAATAAGAGAAATGTGGTCTAGTAACTCTTGGTCAGGCAAAGCCCCTGGGAATGCTTTTATAGTTCGTGGCGGTTACAACTGCCGTCATCATTGGCGACCAGTATTCGATAGCGAGGTGGACTAATGCCAAAAGCACTAGAACGTAAACTCAAAAAGATTTGCAAACAACGTGGCATGGGCAAAACGCAGTGCGCTCAATATGTTTACGGGACTTTGCGAAAAACAGGGTGGAAGCCCAAACGTGTCTAACTCATAAGAGGTTCGTAACATGAGCGATGAAATCATGGCCGATGGAGCAGAAATGGAATCACAGCCAACTCAGCAACAGGCCGAAACAACAGAAGCGTCTGCAAAGACATTTACACAAACTGAGCTAGAAGGAATTATTGAACAACGTCTAGCTAGGGAGCGTAAGAAGTTTCAGAAGCAAATTGAAGGGGTTGATTTAGATGAAGCAAGGCAGCTATTACAAGCCAAAGAGCAAGCAGAAATTGAACGCCAAAAAGAAAAAGGTGAATTCGAGAAGGTCTTACAGCAACTCGCAGAAAAGAAAGACAATGAGATAAACCAATACAAATCCAAATTACAAGAGATACAAGTCGACGGTGCTTTAATGAGTTCCGCTAGTCAAAATAACGCAGTTTCGCCAGATCAAGTTGTAGCTCTATTGAAAGCCAATACTAGGCTCTCAGAAGACGGTACAGTCGAAATTTTGGATAAAGACGGAACTGTGCGTTATAATGATTCTGGAGTTCCTTTAGGAGTCAACGACTTAGTATCGGAATTCCTTACTGCTAACCCTCATTTTGTGAAAGCTTCACCTAGTGGAGTTGGATCGCAGGGTGCGGCAGGTGGCTCTACGCAGAAGCCTTTATCTGTGGCAGATATGGTAGCCAACTGGGAAAACGGTGGCCGCCAAGCGTTTGCCACAATGAAGGGCAAGCGATAATCGTTTGTAAATATATTCTGTAAAGGAGAGGCATCATGGCCGCTACTACTTCCGCAACCTTAGACGATCTGTTTGTAAACATCGTCGCACAAGCACGTTTTACAGCCGAGGAGCAATCACTCTTACGGAATCTTGTAACCGTGTACAACATCGAAGCACAAGCAGGTACAACTATCCAAGTACCAAAGTACCCTGCTGTTGCCGCTGCCGATCTGACTGAAGGCACTGATATGACATCGACCACTGTGTCAACGTCATCGGTTTCTGTCACAGTCGGTGAAGTTGGAGCGCAAGTGTTCTTAACTGACATGGCTGCAATGGGTGCAGGTAACCCTGCTGATGAGCTAGGAACTGTTCTTGGTAACTCTATTGCAACTAAGATGGATCAAGACGCTATCGCTGTGTTCGATGGTTTCTCAACATCTTTGGGTGCAACGACCGTTGAACTGACAGCTGCTTATCTGTTCCAAGCTGCTGCTACATTGCGAGCTAACAAGGCTCCAGGTCGCTTGGTTGGTGTATTCCATCCATACCAAGTCTATGCTTTAAAAGCGAACCTCACTAACACATTTGCTAATCCAAATGGCGGTGATTTGCAGAACGAAGCAATGCGTACTGGTTATGTTGGAACAATCGCAGGTATCGACATCTATGAGTCAGCTAACATTACAGTTGATGGATCAGGTGATGCCAAAGGTGCTGTATTTGCACCAGAAGCTATCATGATGGCGATGAAGCGTGACTTTAACCTTGAGCCAGAGCGTGACGCATCTAACCGTGGTTTCGAGCTTAACGCTACTGCCGTTTACGGTGTAGCAGAGCTAGACGATGCATACGGTGTTGAGATGTATTTCGACGCAGGACTGTAAAGTCTGATGGATAGCCGCCCTACGGGGCGGTTTTCCTGTTAGGAGGTTACATGGCAGTTACCTATCGAGGTGTTAGATTTGCGGGTTACAACAAGCCAAAGCGCACTCCTAAACACAAGACAAAAAGCCATGCAGTATTAGCGAAGAAAGGCGACAAGGTTCGTCTTATTCGATTTGGTCAGCAAGGCGCAAAGACCGCACCGCCTCGCAAAGGTGAAAGCCAAGCGGCAAAGGCAAAGCGCAGATCATTCAAAGCGCGTCATGCCAAAAACATAGCCAAAGGAACATTTTCAGCGGCATATTGGGCAGATAAGGTGAAGTGGTAATGGCGTTTTCTACTGATGAAGATTTAGTAAAGATCATTCCTGACATACTCGATCTCGGTATTTTTTCTTTTGCTTCTGAACACGCTAAAGCAGAAGAAGATATTACGCGTGAAGTTCGTAGACGTTGGTGGCCTCGCACTGGGTTTAAAGGTGAAATGAATGCCGATCTTCTTACAGATAGCCAATGGACTCGCGCAAACTCTTATCTTGTTTTGTGGAAGTATGTGTTACCGCAACTAACCAATTGGGTACA